AAATTTATGTCTCCTGCAACGTCAATTGTTAAAGCACCAGAAGATAAATCTATTTCTGAGCCATCGATTGTTATGTTGTCAACTATGACTCCAGCATTTGATGTAATCGCTCCAGTAAACGCTGACGTGCTCGATACGGCAAGTGTCCCCGTTACAGATACCCCTGCACTAGAAGTTGCAAGACGAGCTGTATTATCATGGTTTAAAGTTACCGCACCATCAGATACAAAACTTGCCATGGTCTCTGAACTAGCTTCGTCTTTTATGTTGACTGTGCCTGCGTTAATATCAAGTGCGCCTGTGCTGCATGTGATGTCGCCTACACTACCAGAATGTGTCAGTTGTAAATCATCATCAGCTGCAATTTTAATTATTGCGCCGTCTGTTAATAAATCTAAGTTACCATCAATCGTTGGATTTTTAAATCTGTATGCAATTGATTCGTATGTAAATGTACCCATTAGTGATTCTTAAGCCTCCATCCATAGGTTGAGTCTTGATAGACTAATGCAAAAGCTGCATTGTTTGTATCGACGACCATTTCGTCACCTGCAGTGTTAGCCATAATTTTTTCACTGCCTGGTTCTATTGTTAAATTGTTTGTATCAAACGTTCCTTCTGAGTCTATAAAAGAAATAGAGTCACCTTGTACTGGTGATGATGGTAATGTAATTGTAAAAGCACCGCCGCTTGTGTCTGCAAAAATATTATCACCTGCAAGAGCTGTGTAAGCAGATGTCTTTTCAATGTAGCCAGATGATCCTGTTTTTAATTCAAACCAGTTTGTACCATCCGTTGCAACAAACTTGGTTCTAAGTGGAAGCAATGTAATTGTGTTACCGCTGGCACCCAGTCTGTTTGTGAATGTGCACGTAGAACTAGCATTAATTAGTAAATATAATTTTTCAACAGCTGGATATTGTACCGTGTGTGATGCCTCAGAACTTGTAAATCTCAAAGCTGCTTGTCTTGCTTGGTTGTCCGCTTGTGCTTGCGGTCCGTTACCTGTGGTC